GTTGTTTTATCAATATGTGGGTTCGTTTTATACCTTAAATCTTACAATCCACATTAAATTACATTATGGCAGTTAAAACTAAACAGGGACAATGGGGTTCAATGGATTTTGTTGATACCACCCCAAAGAAAACTCGTCAAGGAAAAGGAAAACACACTAAATTTGCCGCAACGTCTCGCAATGAGGCGAAAAAAAAGTATCGCGGTCAAGGAAAATAAATAGAAAGGACTCGAAAGAGTCCTTTTTTGTTGTAGGAGGAAAAAAATGGACCAAAAAATGCTAAGAGAAATCTCAAATGACGACTTAACACCGAAAAAAACCGATAAATTAGTCCAAAATGACCTTTATGAGCGTAAAGATGATGAATTTGAGGACGATGGGCTTGATTATGACACTGATGTTATCCCTCTAGCAGAATTTTAGTAATAATTCCTTAATAAATAACTCAACACTCATAGTATTTCTGTATTCGTATGCCTGTAGAACGGGTAAGTCAAGGTTTTAAAGATATTAGTTCCTCATTTAAGGTGAATCCCTTAAGTGAGGACCTTATTGCAATTAAAAATGAGACTGCCATTGCTCGTTCTATACGCAATTTAGTCTTAACTCATCAAGGAGCACGGTTTTTTAACCCACTTTTAGGTTCGCAAGTCAGTGGACTCCTTTTTGAGAACATTGATGGTTTAACATCTACTGATATTGAAGATCAAGTTAGAGTAACTATTGAAAATTTCGAACCTAGAGTAAATTTAACAGAAGTTACCGCTCTTCCAGACTATGATTTAGGTGGATTTGATATAACTGTAGATTATGAAATAGTTGGAATTGATATCTTACCTCAAACATTATCATTTGCATTACAACCGACACGATAAATGGCATTAGTAAACTTCGCAGATCTAGATTTTGATCAAATAAAGGGGTCGATCAAAGATTATCTCAGAGCAAATTCAGATTTTACTGATTATGACTTCGAAGGATCTAATCTTTCAACGATTATTGATGTTTTAGCATACAATACCTATATTACTTCATATAATACCAACATGGTAACTAATGAGGTATTCATTGATAGTGCTACTTTAAGAGAAAATGTTGTTTCTCTTGCTAGAAATGTTGGTTATGTTCCCAGATCTCGTAAATCAGCAAGATCTAAAATATCTTTCTCTGTCGATACTAGTGGTTATACTAATGCACCTTCTTCACTTATATTAAAAGCAGGAACTGTATGTACTACATCTACTTTTGGTGATCAAAGTTATTCATTTTCAATTCCTTCAGATATTACTACTCCAGTAATCAATAATATTGCTAAATTCGAGGATATTATCGTTTACGAAGGTGCTCAAATCAGTCAAACTTTCACTGTTGATGCATTTAATCCAAATCAACGATTTATTTTAGATAATGCGGGAATTGACACAAGTTTAATCAAAGTGAATGTGAGATCTAATGCAAGTGCTAGTGCGACTACTACATATACGCTTGCAGACAGTCTTTTTGACCTTAATGATAAATCTATGGTATTTTTTATCCAAGAAGTAGAGGATGAAAGATATGAATTAATCTTTGGTGATGGTATTTTTGGGAGAAAACTTCAAGAACCCGAATTTATTACTGCATCTTATACAGTTTCTAATGGTAAAGAGGCTAATAACCTTAATTCCTTTAAATTCTCTGGATCGTTGATGGATGATAATGATAGGATAGTTACATCTGGTATTTCTTTAATTACAGTAATCGAATCTTCTCATTCTGGTGCACCAATCGAAACTATTGAATCCATTAAGAAATATGGAACTAGAATTTATGCTTCCAGAGACAGAGCAGTAACTTCTTCTGATTATGAAGCCTTAATTCCTTCAATTTATCCCGAAACAGAGTCTGTTGCTGCTTATGGAGGAGAATCTCTTAATCCACCTCAATTTGGAAAAGTTTTTATTAGCATTAAACCTTATAATGATAGATATCTCTCAAATTTGATTAAAGATAATATTAGAAGGAAATTGCAGAAGTATTCGGTGGCGGGTATTATTCCAGAAGTGGTTGATTTAAAATATCTTTATGTAGAAACGAATTCTAACGTTTATTATAATCCAAATTTAGCACCTTCTGCAAATACCGTGAAAACTGCTGTTTCTTCTAATGTGACTACTTATGCAGATTCAACTGAATTGAATAAATTTGGTGCAAGATTCAAATATAGTCAATTTTTGAATATAATTGATGAAAGTCACCAATCTATTACTTCTAATATTACAACTGTTATTATGAGAAGAGATTTGAGAGCAGTTGTTAACACTTTTGCTGATTATGAAATATGTTATGGTAATAGATTTCATATTTCCGATTATTCTGGATATAATATCAAATCATCTGGATTTACGGTAAGTGGTATTAGTGGAAATGTCTATTTAATGGATATTCCTAATAATGATGGTAAAACAGGAATTCTTAATCTCTTTAAATTGGATTCTCCAACCCAACCACAAATCATCCGTAGAAATGTGGGAAATATTGATTATATAAAGGGTGAAATTTTATTAAATCCTATTAACATAATTTCTACATCTATTAATAAAGGAATTCCTTTAATTGAAATAGAAGCAGTTCCTTATTCTAATGATATTATTGGATTACAGGATCTTTATTTGCAACTAGATACTAGTAAGGCAATTATTAATATGTGGCCTGATGAAATTGCATCAGGGGCAGAAATATCAGGCACTACTCATCAAGTATCATCCAGCTATTCCAACGGAGTCTTTGTAAGATAAGAAATGTCAGAAACAAGAGTTAAAATTCAGTCTATTGTTGAAAATCAACTACCAGACTTTATTGCAGAAGAGAATCCTCTTCTAGTAGAGTTTTTAAAGCAATATTATATTTCTCAAGAATATCCTAGTGGTGCAGCTGACATTGTTGGAAATATTGACAAATATATTAAACTTGATGAAATTTTTAAATCTGTTAGCACATGTATTATATCAGAAGATGTTGGTTATAATGATGTAACCATTAATGTAAGTACTTCTACTGGAAAATTTGGTCAAATTTTAACAGGAACAAAGGGATTTCCAGATAGATATGGTATTATTAAGATTGATGATGAAATAATTACATATACAGGAAAAACAGATAGTTCATTTACGGGGTGTGTAAGAGGATTTAGTGGCGTAACGGGATATTCAAAACCTAATAATCCAGAAGAACTTATTTTCTCTACTTCTAATGTTGCAAAACATATATTTGAATCTTATGAAGGAGCCCCTGTGGGTCCTATTGTTCATAATTTAAGTGGATTATTCTTAGGTGAGTTTCTAAAAAAATTAAAACAGCAATTTATTCCAGGATTTGCTGATAGGACACTAGATTCTGATTTAAATGAAAATCTTTTTATTAAGCAATCAAAGGATTTTTATGCATCAAAAGGAACCGACCATTCATTTGAAATTCTTTTTGGATCATTATATGGAGAACCTGTAGAAATTATTAAACCAAGAGAATATTTGTTTAGACCATCTGATGCTGGGTGGAGAAGGACTAAAGATGTAGTTGTTGAAGCAATTAGTGGAAATCCTCTTGATCTTTTAAATAACACTTTATATCAAGATGATAAAGAAGAATATGGGATTACTGAGGCATATGCATCTATTACTGATGTAGAAAAGATTTCTATTGGCGCAACCGAATACTTTAAATTAAGTTTTGATGCAGATTATAATAAAGACTTAGTTTTGGATGGAACAATTTATGGAGATTTTTCTGTTCATCCAAAAAGTTTGTTAATATCCCCTGTTTCTGCAGGAGCTACCTACCTTGATGTAGATTCAACAGTTGGGTTTGCCCAATCTGGTAATTTATTTTTAAATTATGATAATGGCACTACAGGAATAGCATCTTATTCTTCTAAATCGATCACTCAATTCTTTGGAATAGCAAGTACTACTATTACATCTGGGATTGGTACAGCAGCAGAAATTAGATTAGATGCACATGCTTATGGTTATTCAGGATTAACTACTGATACTCCAATTCAAGTTAGAGTAGGGGCTGTTTTAGATGATGTAGTAATACCATCAAACACATATCTATTTTCTAAAAATGATGTTGCTAGAATTAAAGGATTAGGAATTTCTTCATCTACGATCCGCAGAGAGAACTGGATTGATAATGTTGCCAATAGTTATACGATTAGTTCTTTTAATCTTACCAATCTTTCAAATTATACTTATGAGGTTGTAACTTATACTACTCATAATTTTAGGGTGGGTGATACGGGACGAGTAACAAGAGATCCTGATGGAGATGCTGTTAAGATTGATTGTGAAGTTATTGCTGTCCAGTCAAGTACTAAATTCTCCATTAGAGGTCAAGGAGAATTATTTTCTTCTTCTATCTATTCTATTCAAAGAAAACTCACAAAAGTTGACTCATCACTTTATTCTTCTCTGAATAAGTATAATGCAAACGTTCAGAATACGTATACAGATTATTCTAACAAAGTTTTAGTTGCTTCACCTTCTATTCCATTTTATTATGATCAATTTCTTAATCCTTATAATAGAAAAGTTACCCTTACAGGCAGCTATAGTGGAACAGTATTAGATGTAATTGCTAATGATCCTAATGCTCCTACTGATCATGGTTTTTACACTGGAGATAGGGTATATTATCAACCATATGTAGTTTCATCATCATATGTAGATTCTGATGGATTTACTGGGGTTTCCACATCAATTAGTAAATTTCCTGAATTAGAAGAAGGTCTTTATTTTGCTAAAAGGGTTAGTTCAAGTCAATTAAGTTTAGCAAAGAGTCCTTCAAATCTTTTTAGTGGTGATCTTATCAGTGTATCGGGAATTGTAACTTCTAATGTAATTCAGGACTATGATTTTGCTAAGAAGGAGATACTAGCACAAAATATTTTAAAAGAAGTAAAAGACCCGGTTAATAAGAGCGGTAATTATACGACAGAACCAGGAAAAACTGGTATTCTGGTTAATGGTGTTGAATTGTTAAATTATAAGTCATCACAAACTTTATTTTATGGACTTATTGAAAATCTTATAGTTGAATCTCCAGGATCAGGTTATGATATTATAAATCCTCCTAGTCTGGAGATTACAGATGCGGTAGGTACTGCAGCAACCGGAATTTGTGCTGTAACTGGATCTTTAGAAAGAATAGAAATTATAGATTCTGGATTTGATTATGTAGATAAGCCTTTTATCACTATTACTGGTGGAAATGGTAAAGATGCTGCTGCAGAAATCAATATGAGATCTGTATCACATAGCGTTTCATTTGATGCTACTAATCAAGGAAAGGATGGTAATATATTCATTCAAGCAGGAAGTGCTACTACTAGTTTAATTGGATTCTCCACTTATCATAAGTTTGGTGATTATGAGAGAGTTATATATGATACTGATAAGCAGACGCCTTTAACAGGACTTAGCACGGATGCATTATATCGCGCTTCTATTA